CTGTGGCGTCAGCTGCTTGGGCAACCAGACCAGACAAGAAATCGCCTGTTTCCACTGCGCGGCCAAAGTTAAGTATGGAGGTGACGGTGCCTTTGATTGTGTCTTTAAATGAGTTGAAGGCGTTTTTGGCGTCGTCCAGTTTGCTGGTTGCGCTGTCAAGTGCTTTCTCTAAGTCGTCGACCACGACTTGGGCTGCGTCACGGGCAGCGACCAGAGTCTTCTTCATCTCAGCATTGAGCTTTTTGGTGGCCTCTGTGGCTTTGTCTGTCTGTTTACCGGCTTGTTCAGCAGCGAGGCCCATGTCGTCAAAAGCTGGAACGTAATCGGTGACGATTGCATCTGCCGAATTGGTGGCTTCTTCGCCGACTTCTTTGGTTGCTTGTGCGACTGTGCTAAGACGTTTGAATGTTACGCTTGAAAGTTCGCTGATTTCGCTGAGGTCGGCGCCGAAGATGTTTGCGGCTTTGATAACCAGGTTAAAGGCCTTGATATAAAGATTTATGTACTTAATGGCGTAGTCGACTGCGCCTTCGACGAAACCGATGACGGCGTTTGCGATTTTATTTACACCGATACGAAACTTCTCATTACTCTTATAGGCGACCGCGAAAATGGCGATTAAAGCGCTCACAGCCATGACAACCAGAAGGATTGGGTTGGCTGCCATTGTTAAGTTAAGGGCAATCATCGCCTTTTTGAAGTTTGCGATGCTGATGATGATTTTGCCGATTGCGAACAGCATCGGACCAAGAACGCCGACGAATAGGGCGATTTTGCCTGCTGTTTTAAGGGTCTCGGGCGAAAGGCTTTTCATAAAATCGGTAAAACGTTGGAATACTGGGATGACTTGCTCGCGAAAGACCGTCACCAGCTCCAGCATGATTGGCAAGAAAGCCGTACCGAACTCGGCTCTAAGGTCAGCCACCTGGGCAGCTAGAAACTTCTGTTGGTTAGCTAACTGGTCAGAGGTTCGTCCCACGTCGCCTTGTTGCAAAGCGGTGTCTTGCATGATAAGTGCGTAAGCGGCTTGAACTTTGATAGCGACCGGCAGTGTGCCGGTGTAGGTGCCAAGACCTAGCTCTGCTGCTTTAAGTTTGAGGCGTTGGTCGTTTATCGCGACGCCGAAACGCTTTAATGGCTCGGTCTCGCCAGAAAGTCCGGAGCGTAGCGCTAGCAGTGCGTCTTCGATTGGTACGTTGTTAAAGGACGCCATGTCGGCAGCAAGTTCCACCAGTGTGGTTGACATGCCTTGGGCTTGGTTGTCGTTTAGACCGAAGGCCTTAAATAGGTTTCCGTAGGTGCCGGCTGCCTCGAGGGCGGCTTGTTGGTTTACGCCGAAAGCGGCTGAGGTGGTACGAGCCCAGGCCTTGACTTGGTCTGCGTTCTGACCGAACACGGCCTCGGTTTTAGAGAGAGATTCTTGGAGTGAGCTGGCTGCTTGGATGGTGCTATTTATGGCGGCACTTGCTGCGACCAGTGGAAGCGTGATGTTTTTGGTGAGTGAGGTGCCAACACTTTGGAATAGCTTGCCGCTGGCGGCGAACTTCCCGAAAGCACCTTGTGCTCGTTTGATTTCGTTGATTGCTTGAGTTAGACCCTGACCTTTAAACTGGGTCAGAATCGGGATTGTGATTGCCACTATCGCACGACCATATTCATGTTGGCTGCTTCCATAACATCCTGCACGGCTTTAAATGCCTCGGCTTGCGCAGCAGGCAGGGCTTTCTCAGCAGCTGGCCAGATATAACGACCTGGTTCGCGACCACCTGCGCTGAGGCGGGCCGCCATAAACCGACCTTGGTCGTTCAGGGCGTGACCTTGTGGTCTGCCTCGGTAAGCACGCGAACGAGGTTTCCTGTTATAGATACCTGTATCGCCTGCGAACTCGGCTATCGCGATGCCTGGTGTTAAGACTTGGATTTTAAGCAGGGGGCTTTTGCGACCGTCCTTGTGGATGCGGCCGCCGAACTTACGTTTAAACTCCAAAGGAGCGTCGATTGCTGTTCGGCCTCGGTGGGCCCAACCGCTACCGACATCTGCCACCGTTGGGCGGTCCAAAGAGATTTGCACCTCGATGTGACGTGCAGAGTCGACCGCTCTTTTGCGCAGTTCTTTGGCCAAATCTGGGGCGATTTGTTGCAGGGCCTGGAGTGCTTCTTTGACGCCATAGATGTCGCCGATTCTCACCATTGCAGCTTTTTGCGTCATGTCGACCATGTAGCTATCCTTTGCGGTTAGTCGGCTGGTTTCTGGCACGCAGATACATCGCCATAGTAAACAGCATCCTGTCGGACTCGTTAAGTAGAGCGCTCGGGGCAATGCCTGTCTCGCAAGCGAGAGAGGCTATGAACCAGTGTTGGCTTTCGTCTCCGAGCGGCTTGATTTTGGGTCTTCTTCACCGGCTCCGATTGAGGACACTGTCTCAATCCAAGGCTCGAACTCGAGCGCTGTGGCTTTGCGTCTAAAAAGGCTGTGCCAAGCTAGGAACAGCAAATCGGTAAAACGCATCTCGGTTTCGAGTTTTGCCACGGAACGTGAGTATTTGGTTTCGAAGGCCACTAGGTCAGCAGCCGAGGACACTACGTCTTCGGCTGTGCCGTTTTCGTATTCAACGCGCAGAATGAGTCTCATTAGGCTGTTGTCCCTCTGGTCACTGTACCACTTACCGGCCAGGTGATGCTGAAGGTCGCCAAGTCTCCGACGGATGAAGCCATTGGAGAGTATTGGGTCACTAAGCAGTTGGCTGTATAGGATGGGTTTGTTGCTGAGATTGCGGTTCCTGCTGGGATTAATACCACGGTGGCGATTGTGCCGACCAAGGAGTTAAGTGTTGCATCGATTGAACCACCGGCGAAGTCTTGCATGAATTGCAAGGTCACTGAGGCTTGCTTTAGCCCACCGATACGAGTACGGAAGCCTTGACCAAATGCTGTGGTCTCTAGGTCTTCTGCTTCGATAGTGAGTTCGGCTTGGTTCATGTTGGTTGAGAAGTCGTTGCCGTTGATTTTGATAACGTAATCGGTGGCTGCGAACTTTGCCATGTTGTTCCTTTCGGGTTAAGAGGCGTAAACGAGTACCGTGAACTCGGTCGCCAGGTAGAGCACGTCGCCCTGTGTGGTCGAACCATACGAACGCATGGTCGTCACGCGGGTGTCAAAAACCTTACCACCGAGGGTTTTGTCGCCCTCGATTGCGGCTTTGACGCTTGTTGCGCCGGTTTGAGCAACGAAGGAGTCGAGCGCTGTTTGCGCTGACCTCTCGGATGCTCTGCCCACTATAACCATCACGGTGAAGGTGTAAGTGGCCAATCCTCTTCTCATCGTCTCATCATAGGTGACGGTTTGTGGCATCACTATGGCGACGGGTGGGTTGATGACATCGGGGACGGTGTCGGTAGTGCGCAACCCTGAAATCGTAGCTAGTCTGGTTTTGAGCCCGCTTCTAATCTCGGCAATGGTGGCCATTTAAGCGTAGACCTGGCTTCTGCGGTATTGTGCGACAAGCGCAGCAACATCTGGGTCGAGGTCGCGGCTAACGCGCATCACACCAAGGTCTCCCACGCCAGCGACGCCAAGTGGGGAGTCGAGACGTTTGAAAATACGTGAGCCTTGGATGACGCAAGCTTGTGTGACCGGTGTTGGCACGGCAGGCCAGCCCCATTGGTTGGATGTGACTTTGACGAGTGCTTCGCCGCCTGAGATTGGCCAGAAATAGTCGCCCACTGCGCGGATGCGAGTGTACACCCATGACAGTCCGTCGAGGACTTGGTTGACCGGTTCAAGTTGGTAGTCGGTTGTGGCGAAAGTTGTGTTGAAGACACCGTCTGCGTTTTCAGCTGTCTGGATGACGAGACCGGCTGTGCCTGCGAGGTCGTCGACTTGGACGATGAAATCGTCTTGCGCGGTGTAGTAGCGTGTGGCTGTGCCAGCGTTAAAGAATACGCGGCCGGTGTGACCGTCGATTAGACGGGAGGCTGATTCGACTGCCATTTCCAGCAAGGTGTCGTCGACTGAGTCTGTGATGCGCAGCGCGGCCTTGATTTGGTTTAGGCTGCAGTAGCCGTTTGAGATTGCCATTGTGTCCTTCCTAATCCCAGCGGTTTTGGATGCGTCGAGATAGAGACCAAGCGCCTGGGCCTAGGTCGCCTCGGTTGACTTTGTCTTGGTAGTAGTTGTTGTTGCTCAGGTAGGTTTGTGCGTTGCGGTCGCCGTAGCCGGCAAGCAAAGTGGATGAGTTGTCGTGGTGTGCGGAAAGTGGTGACTGTTCAACTGTGAAACCGAGCGCTTTGGTTCGGCGTTCCATGTCATTGTCTTCAAAATAGGCCGGGTATAGGCCTTCGTCGAATAATCCCACTTTATCAACCAGCTCGGCCCCGATAGTGAAGACACACCATGGCGGGTTTGCTGATGATAGGACCAGTTTGTCACGTGCTGAGCGCATGTCCAGGTCTTCGAGTAGGAAACGGTTCAGGACGACATCGAAGTTCGCTATCAGCCAGTAATCGGCGTAGGGCTGAGCTTTGATGCCGAGGTTCCAGCTTGCAGCGACACCGAGATTGGTCGGGATGTCGATGTGATGGATGCGTTGGACCAGGTCTGGTTTGTCCCACCGTTGCAGGTTGCTCTGGTTGTTGATGATAACCAAATCGCCGACTGGGTGTGAGATGCTGTTGATGAACCGGGTGAGCAGTTCATGCCTTGTGAGCACCGGGACGATGAGGCAAGGAATCAATATTTGGCCAAGATTGGGCGCCAGTGTTCAGCCCAGACTCGGTCTGCTTCGTAAGCGGCCGCAAAATCTTGTGCTTTCTGTGACCTGATGCGTCCTTGTTGGTAGGCTTCTTCGAGTGCATTGACGATTGATTCGACGTTTGGCACGTGGAACCAGGCTTTCTGAGGTGCGTCCCATTGTGGTTGGCCGTCGATACGCCAGCCGTCGCCGACCAGCTCTGCGCTAGCGGCGAAGTCCGAGACTATGACCCTGGTGGCGCAAGCCTGGGCTTCCATGGTGGGCAAACCAAACCCCTCCCCCATTGAGGCGGCGAGTAGGACGTCGGTTGCGGTGTAGATTGAGGCCATCGCTTCAAGTGGCACGCCGTTGCGGTACATGTACTGGTCTACGTATTTGATTTTGCTGTCGGGAATGCCGACGGCTTTGGCTAGGTCGTCCATTTTGATACCGCCACCTGAGCCGGTGCGGTCGCAATGCATATAGAGCACGACGTCATCGTGTTTCTGGGCGAACATTGAGAAAGCCAGCAGGTTCTCGCCGAATGCTTTGCGGCAAGGGTAGACGCCTTTGTTGTTGGCAACCATTGAGACCACGAAACGGTCTTCTTTGATTTCCATAAGTTGGCGGCCGCTCATCTGCTCGCCTTCAGCGGTGGTGAAAGTCGGGGTGGGCTTGTAAGCTGCTTCTATGCCGTGGGGTGCGTATTCGGATTCGATGCCTACGTTTTCGAGCATCGCTTTGCCGAACTTGCTCATCGCTATCGGTTTAACGAATGGGAGTCGACACCAGTTGGCGACGTCGGCAGGTGCCGGTACGTGGTCGACCGGTACCCAAGACCAGACGGGCCAGTCGGCCCAACGTGGGCCTTTGAAGACCCAAACGTCGAAAAGGGTGATGATAAGTGGCTGGAGTTCTGGTTTCTGTTGCGTCCAGTGGTGAGCGTGTGCTGGGATGACGTCATTGGACCAGGTGTCTGTGCCGCGTGGGTAGACTTCGACTGGTGTGCCTTCTGAGTCCCAGGTTGTGCTTGAAGCTTCAAGGCCGTAATTGGCCATCACTGCGACTTCGTGCTTGTCGCGAACTAGGCGACGGACGGCTTGGGCGGT